TCTTTCAGGGGGTAAGTAGGTAGGTACTTACTATCATACAACTTACTATCATACAACTTACTATCATACAACTTACTATCATATGACCTTATTAAAATGTACTTACTATCATACCTCCCTTTTTAAAACCTTTTTTTCTTAAGTACCGTTCTCTTCTTTTTTTTTGCTTATTCTTTTCGCCTTGAGTTTCACTCAGGGCGTTCTTCATCCTCGCTTCGCTCGGATTCAGAATGGTTTTTAAAATACTTATTATTTTAAATACATGCAATAGAGTCAGAGCATTACCATGTCATCCCCCTTTAGGAAGGAATTATTAATTTTCAAAAACTAAAAACTGCAAAAATTAGTTTTTACTGATTTACATTGGCGTGGTAATAAGAGAACTCCTCTTATCGTCTAAGCACGCAAAGGTTGTCATAGAATTACTTTGCGTCGCAAGGGCCTTCAAATCTATAAAGGTATCCTCACCGTTTCCCCATTGACTGGTTGTGTAACAATTTGCAATGTCGTCGTCGCACTACCATGCTGGTAAACTTATCTGTGTACCGACCTTTACCATTTAACATCCGGTCGGATTATTTAAAGAACAAAAAAACACCCTCTATGAAAGTGTTTTAGGCGTAATAGTGTCCGTTGAAACTTGATTTGTATAATCGTTTAGCATTTTTGTTTATTTTAATTTTTTGCCCCTTTTTTCTTTATTTGTTTTTTCCCAATTTAACTTTACCATAAAAAAAACGTGTCTACTATGATGGGTTCCACTGGGTAGGTCTGCCAACCCAACCCATCATACTAAACACGTTAAGCAGACCATTTTTCTGTGGATTAACTTATTAAGTAATTTATATCAAAGATTTTACCTATTTGTCAAATGGAATTGAAACAACTCCATTATCATAGAAATCATTAGGATCTGCATAGTCAATTTTTCTATTTACATTTATAGTTAAAATTACAGCAATAACAATCAATGTAGCGATGGCAAGAGATAGCAACAGATTAATTTTCATAGATTTCACCTCCTTTGTTTATTAGTGTTATAATTATACCATGCCATACAAACAAGGATATCAAGGTTTTATTGAAAGGTATTTCTCCATAGTTAATAAACAAATGCAGATGGTACCTTTTAAGTTGAATAAAATTCAGAATCAATACTTAAATGTAGATGGTACCAGTAAAAGGGATGTAATTTTAAAAGCAAGACAGCAGGGTTTTTCATCAGTAATCTTGGCGGTTTTTACAACAGATTTTTTAGTAAAGGAAAATAGCCGTTCTGTAATTGTGGCGGATGAAAAAGAAAACGCTCAGGAGTTACTGGATAGGGTTAGGTTTTTCATAGAATGTTATGAGGAGAAAAAAGGCATAAAGATTCCTATGAAATATGACTCAAAGTATGAGTTATATAATGAGGCAATGAAAAGTCGCTATTCTATAGGAACAGCCCAGAGAACTGAGTTTGGAAGAAGTAAGACTATATCAAACCTACACATGTCAGAGGTGGCTTTTTATCCCAATATGGATAAGTTACTTGCTGGAGCTTTACAGGCAGTATCTCCAACAGGTAGGGTTATTTTGGAAACTACTGCAAATGGTTTTAATCCCTTTAAAGAATTTTGGACTAGATCAGAAAGAGGAGAGACTAATTTTAAACCTTTGTTTTATGCTGCATCAGATTATTATGATAAAGAGTTTTTAAAAGATAAGGAGAGAGAATTAGATAGGATGTATAAACAGGAATATCCAGAAACCCCAATAGAAGCCTTTATAAGTAGTGGAGATTGCTATTTTAACAAGGAGAGTTTGGCCTGGTATTTAAAAAATATAAAAACTGCCAAAAAGTTCTTGGCTGGTGGGGAGGTATATTAATGGGCTTTAGACAATATAGATCAATAGACGAAGGAGAGTTTTTTGTGGTTGGAGTTGATACTTCTGCGGGAGGGCTAGATTATTGTGCAGCTCAGTTTTTATCAGTTGATAATTTAGATGTTCCTCTTGTTTATCATGATGCTTCATTAGCCACTGAAATGACTCCAGTAATTTTTAATGCCTTGGAAAAGATTTTTGATATTACTAGGATTCCTCCTGTTGCGGCTTTTGAAAGAAATAATGGTGGTTTGTTTGAAATGGAGAGACTGGCTTCTTTAAATCGGGATAGTAAGTTCAAAGTGTATCAAACTAGACCAGCTGGAAATGTAAATAACGAAGCTCCAAAGATGCTGGGTTGGAACACTACTTCGGCTAGTAGACCTAAAATGCAGGCAGATTTAAAACAGGCGATAGACCAGAAATTATTAAGAATATATGATAAAGAAACTATAGAAGAATTATTTGCTTTTATAATTGTGCAGACAAGTTCAGCATGGAAGGCTACAGCAGAACAGGGGGCTCATGATGATTTGATTATGAGTTTGGCTATTTCTTGGCAGTTACAGCAAACAGAAACTCGCCCATCTAGGTCTATTAATAAAATGATTGTTAATCGTAATGTTAATAGAAAAAAAACATGGATTATAGGGTAACTAGAGTAAAAGTAACTCGTATGATGTATGGGTGGAGTAAGTATGGTGGAGCAAGGCATGGTTTAGTTAAGCATAATGGAGAATGGACCTGTCAAATATGTGGAGAGACATTCCCATCAGAGATTCCTGCCTATATGTTTTGTTGGGATATAGAAAATTTAAGAGAATTTCTTAGAATTTGTGGAATGTGTGAAAATAAATATAAAAAAAATAAAGAAATGGTAAAAAGCGTAGATGATTTAATAAAATTGTGTAGAAAGCCAAAGGGAATTATAGAAAGACTTGAAAACCTGTAGAGTTTTCTTCTAAAGTTAGAATATTACTACATTATTTTTAAATTATGGCTAAAAAAATTATTGATTCTGGCAATCCTGGTTATTCTGATAAGTATTTGGAGCTTATTTCTCATTATAGTAAGTGGACAGAAGATAACGATCAAAGAAGAACAAGAAAATATGGATGGAATGATATTACTGATTCTTATTGGGGAAAACTTCCTGCAAAGTGGCCTTTTACAAGTAAGGTAGTTGATCCAAGAATTAGAACTTCTGTTATTGAAAAGGATGCTAGGCTTTTAAATAAGAAACCAAAGGGTAAAGTAATTCCAAGAGATAGTAGTGCAGATATAATAAAAGCAGAAGTTCAAAATGCTTTATTATCATTTCAATGGGATAAGGCTAATCTTGGCGGAAGCATGCAGGAGAAATTATTAATTTCTTCTCAAGATACTAGATTATATGCAAGTAAGTTTGCATTAGTTCCATGGATAGATAAAAAGGATGAAGATGGTAATGTTAAATTTTGCGGTAATGAGTTTATTCCTCTTGATATTAGAGATTGTGGGATGGATTGGGCTGCAGATCATATTAGAAATGCAAAGTGGTTTCAACATAGGGCATGGAGGTTCGTAGAGGATTTAGAAAAAGAAAATAAGGATCAAGGAGAAACTATTTGGAAAAATCTTAGAAAGATTAAGGGGGATTTAAGGGATAGAAATAATAAGAAATCCGATAGAAAAGATATTGAATATAGTTCAAGAGTTTTAGAGATAAAAGGTTTAACTGAGAGGGTTGGAACAGATACAGCTTTTCCTATGATAGAGGTTGTAACAGAATATCGTGAGGATAGATGGATTAGTTTTGCTCCTCAACATGGGGTTATTCTAAGAGATATTCCTAATCCATATAATCATGGCAAGATTCCAGTTACACAATTAAGATATTATCCAATTCAAGATGATGCGTTAGGAGAATCAGAGATTGAGCCAGCTATTCCTTTATGGAGAGCAATTCAGGCAACTGTGTGTGGATATTTAGATGAGATGATTTTGAAGATGAGACCGCCTTTAAAGATTGTGGAAAATGAAGTAAGAATGGAGACTATTGAATATGGTCCAGAAGCCCAATGGTTAATGAATAGAACTGATGCTGTAGAGGAAATGAGAAGTAATGGTGAGGCTCAAAGATGGTTCCAGACAACTTATGCCGCACTAACCTCAGCTTTTAGTACTGCTATGGGGGATCTATCTCAAAATGTATCAAACGTAGAAACATTTTCTGGAGATAAAACTGCTACTGAGATTAGACAATCTGTTAAACAGCAAAATGCTAGGGATCAGAGAAATCAAAATGAGTTATCTGATTTTATAACAGATATGATGAGTATGTGGATTTCAAATAATAAACAGTTTTTAATTAATGATCCAGAAAAGAAATATTATGTTTTAAAGATTTTAGGACAAGATGCCTATGATAAATTGCAAAAGATGGGATTAGATGCCGAAGAAACACCAAAGGAAGCCTATGATACCATATCAAACA